GGTATCGCAATGAAGAAGTATAAATTCAAAGTATTATTCAAGAATGGAATTGAAAAGGTAATTGATATTGAAGCAACAGATGAAGAAGCTATTAGTGTTGTTAATGCAGTTAAAGAAGCTTATACAAATGATTTAACTGGAGGATTGACATTAGGTTTTACTTATATTCGTATTAAAGAAACTGTATGTGTTGAAGTTGAAGAAATAAAATAATATTTCTATTTAATCCATATAGCCTTGTAGAGCAATTTTATTTTAAAAGGTACAAACACACAAGAAAAGTTAATCCCCCCTACCTATGAAGCTAATAAATAGGTTCTAGGAGACCGGGGAGTGGAACTTTTTCCAATAGTGCGAAAAATAAAAAAATAGAAAGGGGGTGTGGCTGATGTGATGAAAGAAAAATTAAAAAAGGAAGTTGTAGCTAATATGAAGCATTTAGGCGTGTATAGGAATGATTTTGACCATGTTATAGATGTTTATGTTGATATGTTGGTGCAATATAAATCATTTGAAAAGCAATTTGCTGATAGTGGTTATAAAATCACAGACGAGTACACTAATAAAGCTGGTGCAACTAATGAAAGAAAAACACCAGTTTACACCGCTTTGGAATCATTAAGAAAAGATATAGCAAAATATTCTGATTTGCTTTGCCTAAACCCTCGAGCATATGAGAAAGTTAAAATACCTGAAGTACCAGTCAGAAAAGAAGAAGAAAAACCACAATCCAAACTCCTACAGGCATTGAATTCAATGTGATGGAAGAATATAAAAATTATAAACTGGTACTAGAATATGCAAAATCAATTATAGAGGGGAAAAAGATTGCTAATAAAGAGCAGATAGAAGGTTGTCAAAGATTTCTAAAGGATTTAGAAAATCCAGAATATGAATTTGATCCTAAAGATGCAGAATTTGTTATAGGCATTATAGAAAAAACTTTTGTTCATCAAAAAGGAGAAAGCATGGAAGGTATACCACTTAGAGGTACGCCTTTTTTATTGCAACCATGGCAGAAATTTATAATATATAATTTGCTAGGTTTTCATTATGCAGGTACAAAGTTAAGAAAGTATAAAGAAGCTTTTTGTATGTTACCACGTAAGCAAGGTAAAACGCCTTTTATGAGTGCGTTGGCTTGGGGATTAGGTTTATTAGAAAGAAAGTCTGGCGCTGAAATAGTAATTGTAGGCGCGGTTTTAAAACAAGCTCTACAGGGATTTAATTTTATTAATTTCAACCTTGAACAAATGGGTGAAAAGAAAAACTTTAGAGTAATTGATAATAACCAAGAACATAGTATAAGTGGTAACTTAGGTGATGGATATTTGAGAATTGAAACTATTGCTGGTAATAGTGATAGGATGGACTCATTAAATACTCTTATTCAGATACTTGATGAATTACATCTTTATAAAAGTGCAAGTCAATACAATACAATTAAGGAGTCTGGAAAAGCCTATAGAAATTCACTTTGTATAGGTATTACGACCGCAGGTGATAATCCTGTTTCATTTTGTCATAACAGAATGGTTTACGCTCAAAAGGTTCTTAATGAAACTGTCAAAGATGAACAATTATTTGTTTTTCTTGCGAAAGCTGATGAAGATGAAAATGGAAATGTCGATTATACAAATCCTATAGAACATGAGAAAGCTAATCCTAATTACAATGTTTCAGTATCAGGTAGAGAGTTGCTTAATGATGCTCTACAGGCTCAGAATGACCCACAACAAAGAAAATCATTCTATGCTAAGTCACTTAATATTTATACTGCTGCATTGAAGGCTTACTTTAATATTGATGAATTTAGAGCAAGCGATAGAAAATATAATTGGACTCTACAGGATGTGCTAAAGCTATCTATAAACTGGTACGGTGGTGCCGACTTATCTAAATTACATGACTTAACTGCTAGCGCCTTATACGGTACTTATTACAATGCCTATAGAGATAAGGAAGGACAAATGCATGATGTAGATATAATTATTCCACACGCATGGTTCCCTATTGTTATGGCGGCTAAGAAAGCTGATGAAGATGGTATCCCATTGTTTGGTTGGCAAGATGATGGCTGGCTTGATATGTCAAATAGTCCTACTACAAATCATGCTGAAATAGTTAACTGGTTTAAAGACATGAAGAAAAAAGGCTATAAGATTAAACAAGTTGGACATGATAGAAAATTCGCTAGAGAGTATTTTGTTGGTATGAAAAAAGCTGGGTTTAATATAGTTGACCAGCCACAATATTTTTATAAGAAGTCTGAAGGTTTTCGACACATAGAAAAGAAAGCTAAAGATGGAGATTTATATTATTTTCATGCAGACTGTTTTGAATATTGTGTACAAAATGTAAGAGCAATAGAAAAAACTGACGATATGATTCAATATGAAAAAGTTGATGGTGATGGTGGTACTCAAAGAATAGATATATTTGATGCTGCTGTTTTTGCATGTGTAAGAAAGTTAGAGGATATGGAGAAAATAGGTTCAGCTACTAAGTGGCTTAAAGGATAGGAGAGATTAAAATGAGTGAAGCAATACAAATAACATTGATAGTATGTGTAACTATAATTTTTTTAAGTATAATAACACTGGTTTTCATGAAAACTCTAATAGAAAAAGAATTTAAACATAACAATAAAACTGAAAAGGATAATGATAGATTTGGATATTGTAAAAGTCCAACATATCCAAGACCTAAAATACCGGGAACAGATTCAGCTTATTCGTTAAAAAATATTAAGCCACCATCTACAGGCAGTGGTATTAAATAAAGGAGTTGATAAGATTGTCTTATAAAAAATCAAATCAAAATTGAGAAAGGTAAGGTGATCCAATATCTCGCTTTTAAAAGTTTGTGCGTTAACAAGCTTAGTTTTTATGCCCTTGAAAGGTGGTGAGAATGTGAAAAAGAACAGAAAGAGAAAACCTATAGGCAAGACAAGAGCAGAGCCTACAGCGACTACAAGTGCATTAAATTGGTTTTTAAGTACTGATGCAACAGATACTTTATGTGTTCCAGGATATACAAGATTGTCTGATAATCCAGAGGTTAAAATGGCAGTTCATAAGATAGCTGATTTAGTTTCCAGTATGACTATTCATCTTATGCAGAACACTGATAAAGGAGATATAAGGGTTAAGAATGAATTATCAAGAAAGATAGACATTAATCCTTATAGCCTCATGACTCGTAAGACTTGGGTTTATAACATTGTTTATACTATGCTCCTTGAGGGTAATGGAAATAGTGTTGTTTATCCATCTGTAAAAGATGGTTTGATTGATGAATTAATTCCTCTAAAGGCTAGTGGAGTAAGCTTCATGGAAACACCTACAGGTTACAACGTGCTTTATAATGGGCAAACCTATAGGCATGATGAAGTATTGCACTTTGCAATTAATCCAGACCCTAACTATCCATGGAAAGGTACAGGCTATAGAGTTGTTCTAAAGGATATAGTAAACAATCTTAAGCAAGCTAGTGCCACTAAAAACTCTTTTATGAGTGATAAGTGGAAACCTTCAATTATTATCTCAGTTGATGCATTTAATGATGAAATGGCAAGCGAAGAGGGAAGAGATGCAATTCTAAAAAAGTATGTCAATGAAACTGGTGGAGGTAAGCCATGGGTTGTTCCTGCTGATTTAATGAAAATTGAAACTGTAAAACCTTTAAGCTTAACAGATTTAGCAATTAATGATGCAGTACAAATTGACAAAAGGACAGTAGCTGCATTACTTGACGTGCCTCCATTTATAGTTGGCGTTGGAACTTATACAAAAGATGAATATAACAATTTCATTAATACAAGAATTAAATCTATTGCAGAAATAATTCAATTAGTTCTTACTAAAGGCTTATTGTATAGTCCAGATTTATATTTTAGGCTTAATCCTCAATCATTATATGCATATGATATGAAAGAATTGTCTGATATAGGTTCAAATTTATACATTAGAGGAATAGTAACAGGAAATGAAGTAAGAGATTGGATAAATAAACCTCCGTTACCTGGATTAGATGAACTTGTTATATTAGAGAATTTCATACCTGTAGGCATGATAGGAGATCAAAAAAAATTAAATCAAGGAGGTGGTAATGGTGGCAGTCAATAGAAATGAGAAGCAAACTAGAAGTTTAAAAACAGAACTTAAGACAAGAGCCGAAGGAGATAACAACATGGTTATCGAGGGTTACTTTGTAGTATTTAATAGTCAAACCGAATTATGGCAAGGCGCATATGAAGAAATTGCACCACAGGCGTTAGATAATACTTTAAGTAATGATATAAGAGCTTTAATAAACCACGACACAAGGCTTGTGCTTGGTAGAAATAAATCAGGCACATTAGACCTTAAAGTTGATTCTAGAGGCTTATGGGGTAGCATTAAGATTAACCCAAATGATACTGATGCAGTTAACCTATACGAAAGAGTTAAACGTGGTGATGTAGACCAATGTAGTTTTGGTTTTAATGTTACATCCGAAGAAACAGATTGGCGAGAAGATGGCACAGTTAAGTGGACTATTACAGGCGTAGACCTTCACGAGGTATCTGTTGTTACTTTCCCAGCTTATGAAGATACAGGAGTTGCAGCAAGAAGCAAGGAAGTCGAGCAGCATAAGGAAAAACAATTAGAAGTAAGAAAAGCAAATTTGAAAGCGAGGTTGAACAAACATGGCAATTAGACAATTAATGTTAAGTAAAAAAATCGAACAAAGAAAGGCTAATTTAGCTGAACTATTAACACAAGAAGAAGCCTTTAAAACAAGGTCAGCAGAATTAGAAAAAGCTTTAGAAGAAGCTAAAACTGATGAAGAAATTGCAGCAGTTGAGGAAGAAGTAAACAAGCTTGAAGGTGAGCAATCAGAGTTTGATGAAAAGAAAGGAAAACTCGAAGGTGAGATTGCAGACTTAGAAGGTGAATTAGAACAATTAAATTCTAATGAACCTAAAAACGACCCAAAACCAAACGAACCTAAAGTAAATGAAAGAAGTAAAGGAGATGTAAACAACATGAAAATTAGAGGTAAATTTTTCGCAGGTATGACAAGAGAAGCAGCAACACAATTAATTGAAAGAGAAGAAGTAAAAGAGTTCTTAGCTAGAACTCGAGAAGTAATGGCAGAAAAGAGAAGTGTTACTGGTGGAGAACTTGGAATACCAGAAGTATTTTTGGAAATCTTAAGAGATAACTTAAACTCTTATTCAAAATTAATTTCTAAAGTTAATTTAAGATCTATTGCAGGAAAAGCTAGACAAAATGTTGCAGGTACAATTCCAGAAGGAATATGGACAGAAGCTTATGGGAAAATTAATGAATTAAGTATTACATTTAATCAAATCGAAGTTGATGGATATAAAGTTGGTGGATTTATTGCAATCCCTAATGCACTTCTAGAAGATTCAGATTTAGGATTAGCAAGTGAAATTATGTACAATATAGGTCAAGCTATAGGGCTTGCTATTGACAAGGCTATTTTATACGGTACTGGTACTAAAATGCCTGTAGGTATCGTTAAAAGACTTGCTGAAACTTCTAAGCCTGCTTATTGGGGAGATAATGAAAAAGCATGGACAGATTTACACACTAGCAACTTACTTTTAATAGATCCTGCTGCAAATACAGATACTTTATTTTATAAAGATTTAATTCTTAAGTGTGGTAAGGCTAAAGCTAATTATTCTAATGGTCAAAAATTCTGGTGCATGAACACAAATACTAAAGCAACTTTAACAGCTAAAGCATTAACTATTAATGCAGCAGGTGCAATTGTAACTGGTCAAAGCAATACAATGCCTATAGTTGGTGGAGATATTATAGAATTAGACTTTATTCCAGATGATGTTATTATCGGTGGTTATGGTTCACTTTACTTAATGGTAGAGAGAGCAGGTGCAACAATGGCACAATCAACTGATGTTAAGTTTATCGAAGACCAAACAGTATTTAAAGGTACTGCTAGATATGATGGTAGACCAGTAATAGGGGAAGGATTTGTTGCTATTAATATAAGTCAAGAAACAGGTGCTACAGTTCCAAGTGCTACAGCGGTAACTTTTGCAGCTGACACAGCTAATGCATAGGAGGTAATGGAGTATGAAAGTTAAAGTTTTAATAACATTTACTGATGCAGAAGCTAAAAAAATTAGACGTGAAGGTGAAATTATAGATTTATCTGAAGAAAGATTTGCTGAAATTATGTCTATAAATGAAAATCTAATTGAAGAAACAGAGGATACTACTGAATATCCTAACCATATAGGCGGTGGAGTTTATGAGTTATCTGATGGTAATAAGGTAAGAGGAAAAGATGAAGCTTTAAATGCCGAAGAAGCATTGAAGCAAACAACAGGAGATCCAGCAAATACTGAAAATAAATAAGGAGGATTAACATGAATACAGAAACAATCCTCGGACTTGTAAAGGCTAAGTTAGGTATAAGTACAACTGTAAGAGATACTTATCTACAGGCCATTATAGATGGTGTAATTAAAGAATTAGAAGATGAACAGGGATTAACCTTAGATGGTAGCAATTCCTATCATCTTCTTTTTATTGTGGATTATGCTACATGGAGATATGAAAGTAAGGATAAAGATGGAGCTATGCCAAGACACTTACAATTTAGATTTCATAATCTAGTTATTCATACTAATGCTACAGGAGGCGCTACATCATGATAGGCGATTATGGATTAACATTAATTTCATCTACTATAACCTATGATGACATTGGCAATCCTATAGAAACGCCTGTAGAAATAGATATATTGTGTGATATGAAATCTATAGGCAGAATAGAATTTTATAATGCTGCCGCAAATGGATTGAAACCGGAATATATATTAGTTATTCATCCTTATGAATACAACAATGAAACTTATATTAAATTTAGTGAAGATGATACACCAAAGAAAAAATATAAAGTTATAAAAACATATAAGAAAAACTTTGAAGAATTAGAGTTAACATGCGAGAAGGTGGCAGGTAATGGCTAAAATAAATTTAGCAGATGAAATAGCAAAAGCATTAACAGAATATACAGATGAAGTTACTGAAGCACTTGAAAAAGAAAAGAAAGATAAAGGCAAAAAAGCAGTTCAATTACTAAAAGAAAGAAGTCCTAAAGGTAAAACAGGTAAATATGCTAAAGGATGGACAGAAAAAAATATTGATGGAAAAGAAGTTATTTATAATAAGACAAATTATCAGCGTACACATTTGCTAGAATATGGACATGCAAAAAGAAATGGTGGAAGAGTTGCAGGGAAACCACATATAAGACCTGTAGAGGAACAAATAAATGATGAATTCCTAGAAGGTATAAAGAAGGTGATTAAGGGGTGATATTAAGTGATATATATACAATCTTAAAGGCTACTGGTTATCCAGTGGCTTATTCGCATTTTACTGACACTCCTAATAATCCGCTGCCTAATCCTCCTTATATAACATATGTGAGTGCTTATAGTAGTAATTTTAAAGC